CCATGATGTCAACGTTTGGCTGCGCAAGAACGACAACGGCGCTAGCGGCGATGTGGTCGATAGCGATAGCAAGTTCAGCATCATCTCCAGGCATGGCGGCATCGACGGCAACGTGATCGGGACGGTTAACTTTGTGCTCAAGCTGGCGGCGGCGGATTACATCGAGCTGATCTGGGCGACTAGCAACGCTGCTGCATACATCCATGCTGAGGCTGCGGCGACCAGTCCGTTCGCGCATCCGGGGATTCCGGGCATCATTTGCACAGTGGTGCAGGTGGCATCGGCATGACAACGAAGCGCGAGTCGATTCTGGCCGGTATCCGCACGGCGCTCACGAACACCACTGGTGTGAGCACCAGGATCTACCGCAGCAGGGTGGAACCGCTAGCTAGAGGCGAGTTGCCGGCAATCGTGGTCGAGCCGATCAATGATGTGTGCGTGCAGTTGACCAGCACACCGACTCTGGACTGGACGCTCACCGTGCGGATCGCGGTGATTGTGCGTGGCAACATCCCAGACCAAGTGGCTGATCCGATCGTGGAGAGTTTGCACGCGAAGGTGATGGCGGATTTGACGGTCGGAGGCCATGCCTACGACGTGCAGCCGACTGGAGTTAGCTTCGATATGCAGGAGGCAGATCAGCCATCTGGTGTGATCTCCTGCGACTTCGTGGTGAAGTATCGGACCCGTGTCGCTAATTTGGCACAGAGTCCGTAGTAGCTACGATGATGGACGAATACAAAGGCCAGGGCGGCAGCTATCTGGTCGACAAGAAAACCGGCAAGCGAAAGCTCGTCGAGCGGACCCAGCCGGCTCCCCACCCCCAACCCGAGGTAGCCACCAATGGCCTCAGTTCTGACACGCCGGCGTCTGATCCTGGCGAAGATTGAAACCACCTACGCCACTGACTCCAGCCCGACCGGCTCGAGCAATGCCATCTTGGTGCGCAACCTCGAGATTCAGCCGCTGGTCGCTGAGACCGTAAACCGCGATCTGGTGCGCCCTTACATGGGGCAAGCCGATCAACTGCTGGCTCAGACTCGCGTCGAGGTGACCTTCGAGGTTGAGCTGGCTGGTTCTGGCACCGCTGGCACCGCGCCGGCCTATGGTCCGGTGCTGCGTAGCTGCGGCCTGTCTGAGACGCTGGTGACCAGCACCAGCGCCACCTACGCGCCCGAGAGCACTGGCTTCGAGAGCTGCACCATCCACTACCACGAGGATGGCATCCGCCACAAGCTGACTGGCTGCCGCGGAAGTTTCGAGATCAACGGCGAAGTGGGTCAGATCCCCGTGATCAGCTTCACCATGACGGGCATCTACAACGCCCCGACCGATGAGACGCTGCCCACCCCGACCTACGCCAACCAGGCCACCCCGCTGATCTTCAAGCAGGGCAACACCACCAACTTCACCGCCTTCTCCTACAGCGGCTGCCTGCAGAGCTACAACTTCAGCATGGCCAACGACGTGATCTATCGCGAGCTGGTCGGCTGCGCGAAGGAGATCATGATCACCAACCGGGCGCCCAGCGGCACCATCGTGATCGAAGCTCCGACCATCACGGCCAAGGACTTCTTCACGATCGCCACCGGCAGCAGTACCGGCAGCATCACCTTCCAGCACGGCACCACCGGCGGCAACATCGCCACGGTGACCACTGCTCAGTCTGACCTGGGCAACCTGACCTATTCGGATCAGGATGGCGTGCAGATGCTGAATATGCCGTTTATTGCGGTTCCGACCAGTTCGGGCAATGATGAGTTCAGTCTCGCCTTCAGCTGACCTTGGCTTTTGTTCTTAAGCAGTCGGACACCTACTCGTGGCCGATCGCATTTGATATTCCCGTCGACGGTGGCCGTATGCAACGGCAGACCTTCGACGGGGAGTTTCGTCGGTTGAGCCAGTCCCGCATCACGGAGATCGGCGCCCAAATCAAGACCGAGGAGATCACCGATGCTGACCTCGCAGCCGAGGTGCTGGTCGGCTGGTCTGGTGTGACCGATGGCGATGGGAAGGATGTGCCCTTCAGCCAAAAAGCATTGGAGCAGTTGCTCGATGTGCCGATGCTGGCGAGCGCCATCACGGTGGCCTATTTTGAGAGTTTGCAGGGAGCTAAGCGAAAAAACTGATCGAGGCCGCTGAGCATTGGGCAGGCGGTGGCGTCGTTGACGAAACCGCCGACGATGCCGCGGCCTTCGGCTTTGATCTGCCGGATCTGCCGCCGCCACCGGATGAAGACTTCGGAATCCTGCCGGAGAATTGGCCAGTGGTTGAGATGTTCCTGCGAGTGCAGACGCAGTGGCGTACCACGATGAGTGGTGTGATCGGATTGGACTATGCAGCGGTGCGTTGGTTGTTTAAGCTGTACGACGTAGAGAAACCGCGTGCGCTGCTGGAGGATCTTCAAGTGATGGAGGCCGCAGCGATGACGGTGATCAATAAGCAGGGGGCATAGCCATGGCGATGAACATGGAGGCCATGCTGAAGATCACCGCCAACGTGGCGGGTGAGAACAATATCCGGCGGCTTGGCAACTCGATGCAAGGCCTCGAGGGGCGCATCAAGAACGCCAGCATGGCGACCAACCTGCTCTACACCGGCCTCAAGAGTTTGGCCGCTGTGGCAGTTACTGGCGGTGTGGTGGCGTTGGCGAAGTCGGCGATCGACTTGGCAGACGATATGCGCGACCTGTCGCAGCGCACTGGCGTCGGCATCGAGACGCTGGGGCAGTTCAAGGTGGCAGCCGAGCTATCGGGTAGCAGCCTCGAGGGCGTGGCGAATGGACTGAAATTCCTTAACAAAAACCTAGTGGCTGCTGCCACCGGAGGCGAAGGCGCGGCCGCAGCCTTTAGGACGATTGGCGTCGCCACTACTGAGGCAGATGGAACGCTGCGCAAGGCCGACAAAGTGTTCTTAGACATTGCCGATCAATTTGCGCGGATGCGCGAAGGTCCAGAGAAAGCTGCCTTGGCAATGAAAGTTCTTGGCAAAGCTGGCGATGAATTGATCCCAATCCTGAATCTTGGCAGCAAGGAGATCCAGCGCTTCGGCCTCGGCATCGGTCCCGACTTTGCCGACAAAGCTGATGCGTTCAACGATCAGCTCGGGATCATGAAGGCTCAGACCACTGTGCTCACCGTGCAGATCGGATCAGCGCTGCTGCCGGTGATGAGTGGATTGGTGAGCGTGCTCACGCAGGCGATCACCTTTGTCGGCAATCTTGCGGGCGAGTTCTACAAGGCGATCGGCGGCGCAGCAGGACTCCAGCAGGTGGCGGCTGGATTGATCAAGACGATGGTGGTACTCGGCGGTGTGACCGCTGGCGTCTTCATCGCAACCAATATCACGGCCTTCGCGACTGCGCTGCGAGGTGTGCTCGGCGTGATGCGCGGCATGTTGGTGCTTGAGCGGGCAATGCTTGCGGTGCAAACGGCACGCGCCGCGGTGCTTAGCTTGATCGCTGGCCTGCAGACTCCTGGACCTGCGCAGGCAAAGGCCGTCGGCTTGGTCACTGGTGGCGCTGTTGGGGTGGGATTAGCTGTTGGCCTCAGCAAGCTGATCGATGATCTGATGAAGAAGATCGGCACGGGCATCTCTGGCGCGCTCACGATGCCCAACATCCCGACGCCTCCACCCGGCACCACGCCAGACCTGAGCGGCTTGCGCACGGGCGACGGCGGCAAGAAGAAGAAGGCAGATGATGAAGCTAAGCGTCGGCGTGATGCGTTGCTTGATTCAGCCAATGCATTGAAGCAATCCCGCGCTGAGCTGCAGATTGAAAGGGAAATGGATCCAATGCGCAAAATCCAACTGGAATATGCGGAGAAGCGCCGCGTGGTGATTGCCAATGCTGATAAAGCATTACGCGAAGCACTGAGCGGTGAACAGCAGGCCAACATCCAGCGGACTAGATCGGTCGATCTTCAAAAGCTGCAAGTCCAAGAAAGCAACGCGCTCATCGAAAAGTTCAAGGAGTTGAAGGGTGCCGGTTTTGAGGCCGCCATGAGTGGAGAGCTGTTCTATGTATCTGTAGAGAAAACAACGTCGGTGATGCAAGACTTCAGTGCAGGCATTGATTCCTACATTGAAAGCATGGGAACGCTAGGTACTAACCTAAGCAATTTGGCTCAGAACGGCTTCAAGGGGTTAGAGGATGCGATCGTCAGCATGACTACAACGGGCACGTTCAGCTTCCAAGAATTTGCGCGATCCATTGTCGATGAAATTGTTCGCATGATTACCCGCTTGCTGGTGATTGCGCCTTTGCTTCAATACGTCCAATCGTTGATCAATCCAACCAAAGGGCTGTTTGGCATCCCCAAACTGGATACATC